TCTTTTTTTGCACCAGGTTGTAGTATATCTAACACATCTAATAACTTTTTATAAGCAACTGAATTTGTCATATGTGCAGTCATTTCTGGCATTACAACCTTGCCAACACTGCCATCTTTCTTAATAACAATAATACAGTCACCTGGTTCAATTGACATTCCGTCTGCTATTTCACTTTCTATTCTACTCAATTTTTGCTCCTCTTACAGTTTCTTGCACAAACATATGATCTGCTGGATACTGTTTAAATTTACTAGTCCAAAATTCTGGCTCTAAAAACCTTTCAACAATTTCTAATTGTTCATCAGTAAATGAGTTTAACATTTTTTTACCTGGATCACAACCTAAAACTAACCATGGAGTTATTTTTCCACGAGTAATATCATGTACAGCTCTTGGTGTAGAAACCAATCTAAAATAATCTGACCATTGTGCATTTTGTTCTTCAGCCCATTCCATCATTGTTTGTATAGCTCTTTGTAGTGCCGCTTCTAGTGGTTCTAGTTTAAGAGTATCAATTAAATATGTTTCATATAAATCATCTCTTGCCCAGTGATCAAGTTTTACTTTTGACATTATAATATAATCAATATATTTTTCAGGATACAATGGGTGGATGTGCATCATGTATCGACCAAATTTTACAAATGCATTGTAGTATGGTGACTTACAAAAGTCTTCATATGATTTAGGTTTAGTTGCATTTTGGTGTATTTGATAAAATCTTTGAAATACCATGAAGCCATTTATTACCCATTTTTCATCTTTTTGCAGGTGCCTTCGCTTTGGTTCACATAGATGTACCTGAAGTGTTCTTGCTTTTGAAAAGCCTTTGCCACAATATGGACAAACGTTAATCGGAGTATCCATGGTCCCTCTCTAGATCTTCAAGCTCTCGGTCAGTAATAATTTTATCTAGTGTTTCAAGATCGCTATCTTTAGCAGTGGGGAATATTTTTTGCAATTTAACTAAACTTTTATTAGGAACTTTTTTCATAGGTTTTATCCATGGGTGAAACTGTTTTGATAACGCTCCACACATTGCAGTTAACATCCAACACAGTTTTTTATGTTTGCCTGATAATGTAAACAAATGTTTATTAACAACTTCGTTTGTCATTTCTACATAGTGTTCTTTGTAAAATTTTTCATTAGATGCAATATTTGAAACATATCGCATAAGCATATAAGGAGAGTATAGAGTCTTTTCATGATCATCAATTCGATCATAATAATCTTTATTACGATAATCAACAGCCTCAAGTCCTGGCTTTAATTCAAAAAATTTTCTTTTGTGTTCTTTTTTCATACTGTAACCTAAATATCATTGCTTCGTTTGGGTTGTTAAATTCTAATTTTATTTGATTGTCTTTTAAATAATGCATACTCTTTGGTTTAGTTTTCATATTGTTTATCTGATCAAAAAAATCAGGCAACCATTCTTTGTCCATCCAAACCGGATCTTTCTTTTTGCCAACATATAACATTAATACAGGTGCCTGCACAGTTACATATTTGCTCTTTCTTACCATACAGATCCATAGTCAATATTTTCACACTGTCTAGAGATATCTTTTACAAAATAAGCACATTGAGGTTTTCTTTTATTTTCTAAAGGCACAGCTAAAATTTGACCCGTTTTAACTTTTGGAAAATACCATTTAACTTCTTGATAGATGTCAACAATATCTATCTCTGCAAAATCTGGCTTTGAGCTTGTTAGTGGATTAAAAAGAAAAGCATCAAACCCTCGATCATTTAAACTTGTAATTGGCAGTACGTTTAATTCTCCTTGTTCAGGTTCTCCAACAATCATCTTCCAATCCAATGGCATTTTAATTTTGTATTTTCCAATCTGTAATACAGCCGCTGGTGCATTGAACGATTCTAAGAATATTAACGGAATCCAAAAATAATCTGGATCAGCAGGATTACTATTATCAAGTACTGCAAATCTTAAGTCGTCATTAACATACTCAGGTATTCGTTCAAGTGTGTATGGTACATTTTCTAATGTTAGTATTTTCATATTTTTATTTGTCCCAATCTATTTTTTCTATATTATACGGGTAATTGGCCTCTTTGTAAAACTTTTTTCTTTGTGTAAGATGTCTTTTTGCAAATTTACAACTACTGGTAATATCCCAAATTTGTACATTATCTTTATCTTCGGCTTTCCTAATGCCTCTTCCTATAGACTGTATAACCCTAACAAAAGATTTACCAGGCTCAATAAGCACAAGATTAAAAATACGTGGAATATTAATTCCAACAGAGGCCACGCCATATGTTGCAATGATAACTTTATTTTTTGCAGTTGAGACTTCATCGTAATGTTCTTTCCTTTCAGGATTTTTTGTTGAGCCAGATATAAAAACTGAATCGGGTATTGATTGATTTAGCAATTCTCCTGCTGAAATCCTATCAACTAATATAAGTGTATTTCCTGATGTTGCAATATCTTGAATTGTTTTTGCTACCCACCCCATGCGTTTTGTATCTGTTGTAAGCCATTTAAGTTCTTCTTGATAGTTTTTAAAACCAGGCAAGTCTATTGTTTGTAAAATATTTACGTGACAATTAGCTAATACTCCCTTGTCTTGCAACTCTTTTGCGGCAAGTTTATTTGTTACGTCACCAATTGAACATTTCAATCCCATAAATTCAAAGTCTGCTTTAGGTACTGTACCTGTTAGCCCCCAACGTATGCCACAATGTGCAAACGGTCCTGTTAACAGTCTTTTAAGTACATCTGCTTTAGCCATGTGTACTTCGTCAATTATAATTGTGTTAATACCTTGTATTGCTTCTAAAAAGTCTGCAGTATGCTCGTCCTTACTTTTCTTTTCTAATATGTTTAATGATTGCCAAGTTGCAATAGTGTTAAATCTTCCAAGTTCTTTTCTATCGCCATAGTATACACCTGTGTCTAAATTACAAGTAAGAAAATCTTCTTCAGTCTGTGTTACTAAACTTTTGTTTGGTACTATTGTTAATGTACGACCATATGGTTCAACTAATTTACATAATGCCGCTGTAATAATAGTTTTTCCGGCACCGGTTGCAATTTCTTGTATGCTCTGAGGAGATTCTAAAAACTTGTTTATAGTTTCTACTTGATAATCACGTAGCTCAATAGATTGTCCAGCCATTGGGTGCGAAGCAGGCCATTTAATATCTGACAAATATTTTTTATCAATTGCATTAAACTCAAAGTTGTGTTGTTTTCTTCTGTCTTCTAAATTAACATAAACTCCTGCATTTTCTAGTTCTGGAAGTATTTGATCTAGCAAATTTAGATACGATGTTCCTCCTAAGCCAAAAAATGATACCTTACCGTCCCATCTACCTAACTTAACAGCCGGCAAATGTCTGGCGTACGGAATTTCATATTTAAATTTATTTGACAATTTCTTTCTCCAGTCGAGAGAAAGATCCTCAAATTTTATGTTTACTTCGTCTTTAATAATTAATTTACATGAACTCATAATGCGGTTACGTTTTCTCCAATTGGGCTACTTGTACTATAATACACTCTTTTATTTGTATTATCAACCATTGTCTTGATAATTTCAGAGTGTGGTGCCCATTGTCCGCCGCCGATTGTCATAAGACTTGCTTTACATTTAATTTCAGATACAGTAAGTGTTTTTGGTATTCTATTTCTAATAAAGATACATTTAGTTTCATTACCAATCCATTTGTGTGATTTAACATGGAGATACAAATCATATAAAGGTTTATACTTTTCCATTTCTTCTTCAAACCATTTTTCACTCTTTCCACGTGCAAAAAATGGTTCTTCGTCATTATTACCTTTTTGAGGAAGTTGAGGTTGTGGGATATCAAAGCCAAATGCAAAACTATTTTCCCCATATCTGCTTGTTAAAAACCCAACCCAATTAAGCCACTCTTGTACGTCTGTTTGATGTTCCGGAGTTCCACTAACTGGTACTAACAGTGGAAACATATCTAAGTTATCAAACATTTCAAACATCTCGTCTCTGGCATATTTTGTA